AAATAGGAGTATGGCACTCTAAGATATTTGGATTTCTTTCTAAAAAAGCAAAGACTTCAAAATTTTGGGCTATACTATTAACGCTCGCAGTTCTTTATGAACTTGTTGAGCATATAGTCTGGCCTATCTTAGTGCCTTGGTTAATGTACTTACAGTGGTTTAAATGAGTAAATTTCCCTGGGATCAACAGCTCATAGCAATGTTTATTTTTATTACATTATTTTTGGTTATGACACTTATATTTACTGGATGTGTGGGGTTTCATCAATGACAATAGAGATTAAATTATTAATAGCTACACTCATCGGAATTAGTGCAGGCATCACGATAGGGTTTGTCATCTATCATTATTTTTTTATGGATAAACTAAGTTGTTGTGGAGCGTACGGCTAATGCAAATTTCTAAGCACTTTAAATTATCCGAATTTACTAAATCACAAATAGCTGCCCGTCATGGGCTAAAGAATCTTCCAGGATCAGGTGAAATCAAAAATCTTGAAAATGTCTGCTATGAAATTTTAGAACCCGTTCGTGCTAAATTTGACAGGCCTATTTTAATCACGTCGGGATTCCGTAGTTTAGAGGTGAATCGTAAATTGGGTTCATCCGACTCGAGCCAGCATTGCAAGGGGCAGGCGGTTGATTTCGAAATTCCAGGAGTTGCTAATATTAAGGTTGCTTACTGGCTACAAGCCAACGTGGATTTTGATCAATGTATTCTTGAATACTATCGGCCTGATGATGACCAACATGGCTGGATTCACGTATCTTACAATGAAAAAGGAGCTAATCGTAAGAAGGTTTTAACCTTCGATGGAAAGACTTACCAAGACGGGCTTCCTGATATAAAGTATAAACAAGGAGAAATAATTAACTAATGCCCATTAGTAGAGCCCAAGAACCCAGACAAATTTCCCCAGGCCTTAGAGGGGGTCGTCGATCGCGCGTGATGCGTAAGCCTTTGAAGTCCCGACCTAGACAGTATCGAAAAAAGAAAGTATAGTAAGAATGTCTTGATGACATTAAGTCACGAGAAAAGGGGCCCCTATATGGCAGACAATGAAGAAATTAAAACTCTTAAAGAAATTGAAAAAATGAAGAGTTCTTTAGACAAGATGAAACCTATGTTAGAAAAAGAATCTGTGGATGCGATAACCGTTATTGTGGAGGGAGAAAGCAAGAAACGAGATAAACACATTAGTAAAACTACACAGCCTTATGGGGCTAAATACGGCGGTCAAGTAAAGCCTAAAAAAAAGAAAAAATGGGGAGATGAATTTTATCGACCAGACATTGAGGACCCTCGTCCTCGTCCTAAACCACCAGTCGATGAAAAGGACGTAAAGTTTAAAAAAGGGGGAGTTTTGAGCATAGAGGAAATACAATCCGACGTATATCCTACTATCACTATAATAAAGCCTAAGAAAAAGGGAAAGAAAAAAGGTGGCATTGTGGATACAACAAAATTTAGGTATATATAGTGAGTAATGGCAAGCCAATTAAGGAAATTCTTCCAGAGGTTATAAGGAAACTTATTATTCAAAGGAAGCATTATCTTAAACAGCAACGGATCAATAGGCGCAAAAAGAATCGTGATCCTAATCAACCGAAATTGCCGGGAATGAAACAAGGAGGAAAAGTGGCAAAAAAGAATAACAGAAAAAGGCGAGAATTCGAATCACCTTATCATGGACGTTGGTCAGTTTCTAAAGAAACATTTGAAGAAGCTAAAAAAGATGTTGGAGATATTAAAGGTAAAGCTCATCATCTTAAGGCTCATAAAGAAGAAGGGAAAAAAAGACTAAACAAAATTAAAAACAAATCAGACTACAGCCCATTTTACTCTGAAAAAGTACTGAAGAGCGCGTTTCCTGACCGAGATAAAGGATGGGGTGGAAAACATTCAAGAAAAATAGAGCATAATGCTAATGGAGGAACAGTAGTAGATGTAAAAGCTGGAGGTGGAAGAGTTAGAGCGCTTTGGAAGGGTAAAGCTAAAGATTATCCAGGAGTCAAGAAGGTTATTAAATTAAACAAACTTGGTCGTTACAAAAAACCAGTAAAAAAGGCTAAGGGTGGTTTTGTTAAAGGAGCAGGTGGAACTAAAAGAGTACCGGGTTCTGGCGCAGCAACTAAAGGTACTAATTTTGAAGGTATATTTTAAGGAGAAATATTATGGACATGTCAAAAGTAAATATGCACAAACGACTAGCGATGACCGGCCACGTTCCTAAACATTTTCGTGGCGGAGGTTTAGCTAAACGAGGAACAGGTAAAGCTTTGAAAGACGGTGGTTTAACAGGCGCTGAACTTAAGGACAGAATTGGCAGAAGCTTAGGACGAAGAACAAAAGATGCTGAAGGACGAGCATTAATGAGACCTAAAGCTAAAGCTAAAAGAAGAAAACACTTACAAAGACAGGGTTATAAAGCTAGAGAAGATGAATCTTTAGGAAAAAGAACTGGAAGAGAATCCGGCAAGAAACAATCTATGAAAGATCGTAGAGACGAATCTTACGGCAAATGGGGCAAAAGACCTCAGCAAAGAATCAATCGTGCAAAAGGCGGTTCTGTACATCGCAACACTAGACGAGAAAACATACTAGAAGAAAAAGGTCGTGTGGATGCAGAAAAGGCTTACACTTCTAAAGGTAAAAGAGCACTTAAAGGTGAACAAAGAAGACTTGCACGCGAACTAAAAAAATAGGATGTGCATAAATGGCGACCAGTGGAACAACAACATTCGATCTAGCGATCGACGAAATCGTTGAGGAAGCTTATGAAAGATGTGGTATTCAGACTAATTCAGGATATAATCTTGCTAAAGCTAGACGATCATTAAACGTACTATTCTCCGACTGGGGGAACCGTGGAGTTCACCTATTTAAAATTCAATTAAATGCTACGGCTTTGGTGGATTCTCAAAGTCAATACGCAACAGCAAGTGGCTGTAATGATGTTTTGGAAGCCTTTATTTCTAATAATGCAACAATCGTTAATCCAGCATCTACGACAACGGATATATCCATTACTAAAATAGATCGATCAACGTATGCAGCATTGCCTAATAAAGGAGCAACAGGTACTCCTTCGCAGTATTATGTTCAAAGAGTCAGTAAAGGAAATACAACATTACCCTTAATTAATCTTTATTTAACTCCTGATGCATCAACCTATACGCATTTAAAATATTTTTCTGTTCAAAGAATAGAAGATGCTGGAGCTTTTACGAATACGGCTGATGTTCCTTTTAGATGGCTTCCGTGCATGGTCTCAGGACTTGCTTTTTATCTTTCTCAAAAATATGTACCTGAAAGAACCCAACAATTAAAACTTTATTACGAAGATGAAATTAAACGGGCGCTGGACGAGGATGGGTCAAGATCCAGTACTTTTATTACTCCGGCACAATATTACCCAACGGTGACATAATGGCTTCTCCATTTTCAAAAGGTAAATATGCCCTATCCATTTCCGATCGAGACGGTCAAGCGTATCCATATCCAGAAATGGTTAAGGAATGGACGGGAGCTTTGGTTCATATTTCAGAATACGAACCTAAATCTCCTTTAATAGATCCTAAGGTTTATGGATCCGATCCTCAAGCCCTTAGAAACGCAAGGCCAGCCAGGGTGGCTCCCGCTGTTACACAGCTTATGCCGTATAATCCTTTTGTTACCTATGGATCAGGTTCTTCGTATATAAATGTTCATGTACCTAATCATGGTTTAACAGATTCTAGTACTTACCGATTTAGAGGTATGCCTACAACATCAGGATATGTTGATCCTCAAACTTTTGATGGAATTACAGGCGCTAAAATTGCTTTAGCAGCTGGTTATACTATTCGAACAGGTAAATGGGTTAGTGGAGCTAGAGATACGGACTATACTACTAACTGGTTTTATTTTGTAGTAGATACTGATACAGCTACAACCGGAGGAATTGAAGGAGGAGGTTACCCAGTGTCCGTTGGACCGGTAACCATAGCACCATAATGGCAGGTCTTACTTACGCACAAATGGTTACTAAAATACGGAACTATGCCGAAGTGGATAGTACGGTCTTTACTTCAACTATTGTTGATGGTTTCATTTTAGACGCCGAAGAAAGAATTTTACGTGATGTCAATACGGATTCCGATCGTCGATATGCAACATCCACAATGATTACATCTCAAAAGTATTTAAATTTTCCTACAGGAGCATTAATTATTAGAGCGATTCAAATTACCAATGGTGATGGAGATCTGGTGTTTTTACAAAAAAGAGATACCACTTTTATGGATGAATATAATCCTGCTGGCAGTACAGGTACGCCTAAATATTACGCAAACTATGATGACGATACGTTGATGTTTGCTCCTATTCCAAGTACCACCTTTGCTATCTTAGCAAGTTATGTGGCTAAACCGGACGGATTAAGTGCTGCTAATACCGCAACTTATCTTAGCGAACGCTTTCCTGATGGGCTCCTTTATGCTTGTTTGGTAGAAGCTTTTGGTTATTTAAAAGGTCCAGCGGACATGTTGCAATACTATGATCAAAGGTATAAAACAGCAGTAGCCAAGTATGCAATTGAGCAAATTGGCAGAAGAAGAAGAGACGATTATTTTGACGGGGCAATCAGAATTAAAATGGATTCACCGTCAGCCTAAACAGGAGGAAAATTATGGCAATAACAACAAGCGCAATAACGAGTTCATTTAAAAATGAATTGCTAGGAACGAATGCGGGGAATTTTGCAGCGACAAGTGGGGATATTTTTAGACTCGCTTTGTATACAGATTCATCCACGATTGGACCATCGTTAGGTTCATATACAACAACAGGACAAGTAACCGATGCAACAGGAGATTATTCTGCTGGAGGAAAAAAATTAACAGGACAAACACATAAATTATCAGGAACTACAGCAATTGTAGACTTTGCGAATTTATCTTATTTAACAGCAACAATCACAGCAATGGGGGCGTTGATC